TATAACAGTAGACCCTTTAGTAGCTGTATTACCTAAAACACCAAATTTAAAAGCTTTTCCTGAATATTTAGAAGATGGAGGTAAAAATGAAGATTTCACAATACTATTAGGAGAAGTTACTAAAAATATGGAGGCATATGCTGGAAGTAGAAAGGATGATATTCTGAATATTATGGTTACTTCTACTTTTGTTAAGAAATGCATTAGCAAAGTAATAGACGGACCTCAAGAAGAAGGTGCAGGAGTACAAGACTTTTTAGACGAACTTTTTTCAGGTATTAATAATGCTTTAGGAGAAATAAATGATATAGGATTATTTTATGATCATTATGAATGTATTTATAAAGTTGTCGACAGAAGAAATACTAACACCGGAACTGGAACTTCCGCTCAACTTCAAGAGTTAAAACTAACAGGATTATCTTCAACTATAACTGATATAAGTTTGTCAAGTAAAATATCATCAAAAATATCTTCTCAAGTTTCTATAGCTGCTCAAGGTAATAGTGGGAACTATAAAGATAATGTAGAAGCTATATTAAAGTGGAACTCAGGAGCTATTGATAGACATATTCCTGTCAAAACAGTGGAACCTGATCCTAATGCACCGGAGGACCCATCACTAGAAGAACAGGCTAAGGAAAGAAGAAAGACTTATATAGAAGATTTAAGAGAAGTATGGACTAAGTTTAATAATGCGGAAAGAAAAACAGATGGTACTGTATCAGATAGTGTAGCTAAGTTTTTTGAGCAAGCTATGACTAACCAATCTTTTGATTCTGAACTATGGAACCAGTTAAGACAAGAAAGTATAACTGAAATGAACCGATTCTATAAAGTAGCAAGGAATACTCCTGTACCACAAGGAGTAGTCCCCGTAGAGTTATCATTGCAAATGCTCGGTGTTACTGGTTTTAAAATAGGAACTGCATTTAAAATAAAACCTGGTCTTTTACCTAAAAAATATGATAAGTTTGCGTATATTATAACAGGACTCGATCATGAAATAGGAACAGATAATATATGGTACACTAATATAAAAACTCAATTTTACGCTATACAATAATGTATATACCTAAATCAAAACAAAAGAAAGGAGGCAAAATAGCTGGAAAACTGTTAGACCCAAAATCAGGTCTACCGTTTTTAGGTAAGTTTGTTGCTGATCATTTAGGAAACTTTTTTAAAGGAGATAAAATAACCTCTAAATCTAAACCATTACAGTTTGTACCTGCTGATGTTGAAGATCCAAAATCTAACTTTGTAAATGTTAGAAGAACTCCTTCTGCAAAAGATTACTCAAAAGGTACTTTTACTAGATTTTTTGCTAAGGATGGAAGAACTGGTAAGGTAGTAGAACTTGATAAAGAAAAATATTTAGCTCAAAAAAAAGAAGGTAAGTTATATAGACGTACTTTAAAAATAGTTTGGTATGTTACTGGTAATCCTGAAGATGAAATCATTGATGGATTTTTATACCCTGGTACTAAAGCAAAAAATCAAGATGTTATAAACCAAGCTGAAAAAATACTACCAGGAATAGGAGATCAAATACTAAAAGACCCAGGACAGTTTGTAGTTAAGTAATTTTTTCTTACATTATACAAAAGGTTATTTAAGTGTTTTATATAGTAGAGCAAGAAAGCAAGCTTACATCATTAGAAAATTTAGTTAGATTAGGAGTATACGTTGAAGTTATTTCTACTAATAACGAATATCATCCTAAACTTACTTCAACAGTTGCTGTCTATATAAGACTTATAGGATCAGATCATGGATTTATTATTCCTATAGATCATGATGAAGGTCTTAATATCTCAAAAGAACGTGTCTACTCCATACTTTCTAAAGCGAGTAAACTATATACATTAGATAAGAAAAACCTTCTATATCACTTTAATCTACAGGATGCAATAGATTTATCATTACTTTATTCAATGACGGATTATGATAGATTAGAGTATTCTCATGATCTAAACTATTTTTATAGTAAGTATAGAGATTTTGTTGAGATAAATAAGATTATACCGTTATCAAAACTTCATGAAAGTTGTGAGAAAGTTTATGAAAAAGTTAAAAAAGTTATAAAGTATAAAATACCTTCTGGTTTTGATTTTTATAATAATACTGCTACTAATGTATTCTTTCTTATAGAGCAATCAGGATTAGGTGTGTACTATGATAACTTTATAGAAATGTTTAAACCTCGTAATCCTTTACTTAATATTACTAATAACCAAGTTTTAACCTCTTATAACTTATATAATGTCACATCTAGACCTACTAATGCTTTCAATAGCGTTAATTTCGCTGCTATACCTAAAGGTGAACAATACAGAAAATGCTTTCGACCAACCGGTGATTACTTTGTTGAGTTGGATTTTGACGGTTACCACCTGCGTTTACTTTCTGAACAGATTGAATACCCTCTATCAAACGAATCAGCTCATGAGCAGTTAGCTAAACAGTACTTTAAAAAAGAAGAAATAACAGATGAAGAATATTCAGAAGCAAAACAGATTAACTTTCACGCAATTTATGGAAAAATACCGGAGAAATATGCTTTCTTACCAATCTTTACAAAAATTGATGATTATATCAAAGGCTTATGGAAACAACACCAGAATGACGGAGAAGTCCTGGCGCCGATTAGTGGAAAACCTTTTACAAATAAACTAAAAGACATGAATCCTCAAAAGTTAATGAATTATTTAATGCAATCGTTAGAGACTTCAAGAAATATTCTTATATTAAAAGATGTACTAAGGTATCTCAAGGATAAAAAAACTAAGATGGTACTTTATACATACGATGCTTTACTTTTTGATTTCTATAAAGAAGATGGAAAGGAAACATTAGAAGATTTACAAGAGATCTTAGAAAGTGATGGGAAATACCCAATAAAATTTAAATACTCGAAAGATCTAGTGTTATAGAACGCAAAAGATATTTATATATGATACAAAATGTTACAATACCGGCTTTTGATTACGACCTAGAGCCGATATATTTAAACGAAGATATGAGTAATAAGCTTTTCTGTACCTTTGCCACTGAAGAGACGTTGGATGGTATACTGGAGGAGATTCAAGATAGGTACAAGATCATATACAATAAAATCTTTGTACTATATTCCAAATCTCAAGATGAATACATCTGCACGTATAATGTAGATTTTGGCAATGTTGGTACATTCCTAGATAACACTATTTTAGTTCACCGTAAAAAGGAGTCCAATACTCTGTATACGATTAATGCTCTTAATACATTAATAAAAGAACTAAACGGAGGTGTTCTAGATACTTCTTATAGAATAAACTGGTTAGATTATCGCAACTGTATACTTCTTACAAAAGGACCAGAACTCAAAAGAGTAAATACTAAACTTTACAAGATAGTAGAGTTGGAGAACTAAAAAATAGTTCTTATATTATTATAAACGTTATATTAAAAATAGTTATATATGGATTTAAATGCTATACGCGCAAAGCTGGATACGCTAAATAATAGCGGACAGCAAAGAGAGAAAACTGATTACTCCAAGATTTTTTGGAAACCGGAGCTTGGAAAGCAAACGATTAGAATCGTACCTTCTGCTTTCGATCCTGCATTTCCGTTTAAGGAACTAAAGTTCCACTACGGTGTAGGAAAGTATCCGATGGTAGCCTTATCAAACTTTGGTAAGCAAGACCCTATTGAAGAGTTCGTTAAAGAACTAAGAAAGACAAATGATAAAGACAACTGGTCATTATCAGGTAAACTTAACCCTAAAACCAGAGTCTTTGCTCCTGTTGTTGTAAGAGGAGAAGAAGATAAAGGTGTAAGACTATGGGGATTTGGTATTACTATCTATAAAGCATTACTTGCTTTAGCAGAAGATGAAGATATCGGAGACTTTACAGACGTTATTAATGGATGGGATATGGTTGTAGAGCAGGTTCAAGGTAATCCTTACCCTGAGACTACTGTAAGAATCAAACCTAAACAAACTCCTTTATCTGATAATAATGATTTAGTTGATACATGGTTAAAAGAACAACCTAATCCTACTGAGGTTCATACCGAGTATGATTATGACTTTATTAAAAAACAACTACAAAGTTATTTAAACCCTGGTGCTGAGGAGACTACTACTCCTACTGCAGGATCAGAAACTACGCCAGAAAGCACAAGTCCTCAAAAGACTGACTTTACATTGGAAACAGCTACTGCTGGCAACCAAGACACAGTTAGTAAGTTTGATGATTTATTTAATGAATAATGGCGAAAAAGAAAGAAGTACAAGAAAGAGCGACTGCTTCGGTACGCAAGTCGTTTAACTTATCGAACTTTAAAAAGAAGAAAGGATACTCTAATGCTTCAGTCAAGTTTAAGGAGCAAGGATGGATACCACTATCTAAAGCCTTTCAGGATATTACCTCCTTACCCGGTATTCCTACCGGACATATCACTCTATTGCGTGGACATAGTGATACGGGCAAAACCACTGCCCTACTAGAAGCAGCAGTCAATGCCCAGAAATTGGGCATACTGCCTGTTTTTATCATTACCGAGATGAAATGGTCTTGGGAACATGCAAGAGAGATGGGATTACAGTTCGAAGAAGTAACAGATAAAGAAGGAACTGTTCTAGATTATGAAGGACATTTCTTGTATGCCGATAGAGGACAGTTAAATACTATTGAAGATGTAGCAGTTTATATTGCTGATCTTATGGACGAACAAGCTAAAGGTAATCTACCTTATGATATGTGTTTCTTCTGGGATAGTATTGGTTCAGTACCTTGTGACCTTTCAGTACGTTCTAACAAGAATAATAATGAATGGAATGCTGGTGCGATGTCTACTCAGTTTGGTAACAATCTTAATCAAAAAATACTATTATCTAGAAAGGAAAACTCTGCTTATACTAATACGTTAGTAGCGATTAATAAAGTATGGACGATGAAACCTGAATCACCAATGGGGATGGCTAAACTTCAAAATAAAGGAGGTATGTCGATGTGGTATGATGCAACATTAGTAGTCACTTTTGGTAATATTACTAATCCAGGTACGTCTAAAATAAAAGCTATTAAGAATGGTATGCAGGTAGAGTTTGCTAAACGTACTAATGTTCAGATTGAAAAGAACCATATTGGAGGAGTTCAATCAAGAGGAAGAGTAGTAATGACTCAACATGGATTTATTCCTGATGATAAAAGAGAGATCGATAAATATAAAGATGCTCATAAAGAACATTGGTTAAAACTTGTTGGTAGTTTAGATTTTGATCTTATAGAAGAAGGAGACTTAGAAGAAGACGTTATTACTCCAAATCTTCTGGATTAATGGCATACGACAATATTCTTAAGAACTTAAAGCAGACCCCACCCCGTGCGTTAAACGATCACATTATGTTGATTGACGGAATGAATACGTTGATTAGATCGTTTTCGCTCCTGAAAGCGATGAATCCAACTGGCAACCATGTAGGAGGCTTTGTTGGATTTCTTCGCTCTTTGGGTTATGTAACTCGTATATTTGATCCAACTAGGATTGTAGTGATATGGGACGGTAAAGGAGGTTCTGGGAATAGACAGAATATTGATCCAAACTATAAAGCTCAGAGAGCTAATGCTCGTATTACTCATTGGGGATTATATGATACTAGAGAAGAAGAACAAGAAGCATTAGTTGATCAGTTATTTAGAACTCAAGATTATTTAGAATGCTTACCTATTCAGCAAATAGTTATTGAGAAACTAGAAGCAGATGATATAATAGCATACCTAGCTAAAAGAGCTTCTAATGGAGGAAAAAAAGTAACTATAGTTTCATCTGATAAAGACTTCTTTCAACTGATAGATAATAATATAGAAGTTTATGCTCCTGTTAAAAAGAAGACCTTTACATATGAAAATGTAAAAGAAGATATAGGAGTATTACCCCAAAACTACAATATAGTAAAAGCATTATTAGGTGATAACTCTGATAATCTTCAAGGTGTAAAAGGATTAGGTATAAAAACTATACTATCAGAATGGAAAAGCTTTACTTATGACCCTAATGCATCTTTACAGGATATATGGGATCATTGTGAAACTCAGTTGGAACAAGATAAACCTAAAAAAATATTTGCTAAAATATTACATAACTGGGAGAGAGTAATGACTAACTTTGAGTTGATGAATCTACATAATACTTCATTAGATGAAAAAGAAGTAAAAATAGTAGAAGATGTTATAAGTAGTTCTATACCAGATTTACAGACTGGGGCATTTTTACGTTTATTAGATCAGGATAAAATAGAAGGTATTACTAAAAATACCGAAGGGTGGCTAGAAACATTTAGAGATTTAACAAAAGTATAATGGGTTATAGATCATTAATAATAGGGTTATTTTTATTTTTGGTTGCCCAATCACTTGCTTGGTTTCAAACTAACGGTCAGTTTATTAATACGTGGGTTAAAGATCACCCTATATTAGTTTCAGGACTTATGGGAATACCGGTAGGTGCATCTTATATTTACGGTACTACTTATATAGTAGAGTACTTTAACGGGCAGTTATGGCCTGCTAGAATAGTAGCTTTTGCTACCGGTATATTTAGTTTCTATATCTTAACTTTAATCTTTATGAAGGAAGGTATAAATATTAAAACTGGTACTATTTTAGTATTAGCAACGATGATAATAATTTTACAAGTATTTTGGAAATATGACTAAGTTTAGAAACTTTATAATGAAATGGTTGGGATGGATAGTTATCGTTCCAACTATATACTTAATCCTTATGGGAGAATCAGAGATGTGGGTTGTACTTATTCTCTGTTTATTAAAAATGCCACCATTTGATTGGGTGGGTAGATACGAAGCTTGGTTAGAAAAGAAAATGAAGGTTCAAGAAAGAGGTGAGAAGTTAAGAAACTGGAAAGAGAAACAACCAATGTGGATTAAAGTATTGGTTACTATTGGGGTACTCTTACTTTTATTTGCTTGGTTCTTATTTGCACCAGAATGTGAGTTATGTTAAAAGGAGTTATAGCAGGAAACTTTGATATTATCCACCCAGGGTATATTAAAATGTTTAAAGAAACAAAAGAACATTGTGATTGTTTGATTGTACTTCTTCACACTGACCCTTCTTTAGAAAGATCTAACAAACATAAACCAGTACTTTCTGCTATAGATAGAAAAGAAATGTTACTTTCACTAAGGTATGTTGATGATGTTATCAGATATACTTATGAAGAACAGTTATATGATTTGTTAAAGATGGGTGAGTTTGATATAAGGTTTTTAGGAGATGATTATAAAAATAAACCTTTTACTGGTGATGATTTAAAAATACCAGTACACTACTTTGACCGTTCACATGGTTGGAGTACTACTAAATTTAGAAGATTAATAGCAAAGAGTTATGAAAAAAGCAATAATAGTTAGCGGATATTTTAATCCATTACATAAAGGACATTTAGATTTATTTGAAAAAGCTAAAGAAATAGGTGATATACTTATTGTAATAGTTAATAATGATAAACAAAGAGAAATGAAAGGATCACAGTTCTTTCAAGATCAAGAAGAAAGAATACGTATTATTAGAGCATTATCAGTAGTTGATATGGCTTGGATTTCGATAGATAAAGATTCTACTCAAAATGCTACTCTAAAATGTATGGTTGATAAGTTTTTAGGAGCAATGAAACTAGCTTTTGCTAATGGTGGAGATCAAAACAACGATACCATTCCAGAGGCAGAGATATGTAAAATGTTCGATATAGAACTAATAGACGGATTAGGGGATAAAATACAATCAAGTAGTTGGTTATTAGACAAAAAGTAACTATATTTAAACAAAGGTTTTAAATGACATTAAAGAGTTTACAGCAGTACGGGAAAGGGTTTCAGTTAAAGGTTTTAGGATCACTACTTACAGATAAAAAGTTCTTACTTAACGTAAGAGATGTTTTACACGATCAATATTTCGATGCTGATTCTCATAAATGGATTATTAATCAGATTTGTGATTACTTTGATAAGTACCATACTAACATTACTATGGACGTTCTTAAAGTAGAGCTTCAAAAAGTAGAAAATGATGTACTTCAAGTAGCTCTTAAGGAAGAACTAAGAAACTCTTATGAAGCCTCTCAAGATGATTTAGAATACGTTCAAGAAGAGTTTACTACCTTTTGTAAAAATCAAGAAATGAAAGGAGCTATACTAAACTCTGCCGATCTTCTCAAAGAAGGAGATTTTGACGGTATAAGAGACTTAGTAGAAAAAGCTATTAAAGCAGGCTCTGATAAAAATATAGGACATGAATACAATAAAGACATTGAAACGCGTTATAGGGTCGACTATCGTCCCACTATTCCTACTCCTTGGCCTGTGCTTAATGATGGTATCCAAGGTGGGTTTGGTCCCGGCGATCTTGCTATCGTTTTTGGTAATCCCGGTGGTGGTAAGTCTTGGACTATGGTTGCTATCGCTGCTCATGCTGTTAACTTGGGATATAAAGTCAATTATTACACTCTCGAACTCGGAGAGGATTACGTTGGTAAAAGATTTGATTGCTATTTCACGGGATATAGCATTGATGAAGTTAATAAGCATCGCAAAGAAGTTGAGACTTATATAAACAGTCTAAAGGGTAAACTTATAGTTAAAGAATACCCTCCTAAACAGGCTACAGTTAGTACTATCAGATCACATATACAAAAATGTACTGATATGGATCATAAGCCTGACTTAGTTATAATCGATTATGTTGATTATTTAAGAGCACCATCTAAGAAACGTTTCTCTGAAAGAAAAGATGAAATAGATGATGTATTTGTAGCAACGAAAGGATTAGCTAAGGAACTTAAAATACCTATTCTCACACCATCTCAGGTTAACAGAATGGGAGCTAAGGATAATGTTATAGAAGGAGATAAAGCTGCTGGAAGCTACGATAAAATGATGGTAGCAGATATGTGTTTTTCACTTTCTAGACAGAAAGAAGATAAAGTACTAGGTACTGGAAGAGTCCATGTTATGAAAAATCGTTATGGTCAAGACGGCATGACGTATAACGTAAAAATGGACACGAATAATGGTCATATTGAGTTTGAAGGAAAAGCAGATCCTGCAGAGCTTCTAGAGGATGAAAATGATAGACCAAGGTTTAACCTCTCAAGAGATGTCGTTGAAAAATTGTTGTAGGTTTTTTGGTAGAATGTATAATATATATTCTATTTATTATACGACCTCGAAGAACACCTATCGAGGTCATTTTTGTCTAACTTATTAAGTAATATATAAAGATATATGAGTTTATTAGAAGAACGAGTTGTGTATAAACCTTTCGAGTATCCTAAGGCATTCGATTACTGGTTAAAACAACAACAAGCACACTGGTTACACACAGAAGTACCCATGGCACAAGATGTAAGTGATTGGAAATCAAACATGAAGCCACATGAAAAGAATATTATTGGTGGTATTTTAAAAGGATTTGCGCAAACAGAAACAATAGTTAATGACTACTGGTCAACTTTAGTAACTAAATGGTTTAGGAAACCAGAAGTTATTATGATGGGTACCACTTTAGGTTCTTCTGAAACTATACATGCTGAAGCTTATTCATTATTAAATGAGCAGTTAGGATTAGATAATTTTGCTGAGTTTTTAGAAGATGAAACTACTATGGCAAAGATAGAATCATTAATGGATGTTAGAGATGGTCATAATGGTGAACCTAACTGGCATGATAGAGCTAAATCACTAGCTATATTTTCAGCTTTTACTGAAGGAGTTAATCTATTTAGTTCTTTTGCAGTTTTATTATCATTTAAAATGAGAAACCTACTTAAAGGTGTTGGACAGATAGTAGAATGGTCTGTAAGAGATGAAAGTTTACA